AAGCAGAGTCGCCAGCAATGCGCAGACTGTTCCAAGCAATACACCCTCAGAGTAAATCAGACTGTGTGTTTGCTACTGCACTTATACGTCCTGTTGCTACTACAGGTAGACAAAAAGCAAGTTTTTTCCAAGACTGGACAGAACAAAGACTAGAGGATACTATTGTATATGAAGATGATGCTATTCGTAAAATAGCAAAACTTATTAACTGCGATATGTATGAAGCAGACATGTATCGTCGTGCGTTTGCAAAACGAGACGAACAAAAAGTTATGCAGTTTATGGAGCGCATGGGCGAGAGTGAAAACAAAGAACAGATCATACAAGAACTATATGGGCTAGGCAGTTTTGGATTGTGCAGAGCACACGCTGTAAACTTGGGCAGACTTATATGGGCACTTGCATATCAAAAAGCACACAACCCTAAGGAGTTTTGGCGGGCAGCACTTAAACACTGCCAAGGCAGTTACAAACGCTGGGTACACAAAACAGAAGCAAAGAACGCTGGCTGGGATCTGCGTGAACTAGGTTATCCAAACGGCATTACAGAAAGTCCTCAGCAACAGTACAAACGTCACGGATACTGGACACAACCAGAGTTTATGCCTAATATGTTTGTACAAGAGACTTGGGGTGACAGAGTAAACTTTGCAGGACTGGTTGCTAATGGGCGTGTGTTCAGAGGCGAAGGTGGACGTTATGTTACGTTTGTAACACTTGGTGTTAACAATGGCGAGTATGTAGATGTTACTATTAAAAAGCCTTTTGGATACAAAGACACAGATGTAGTTGCAGGCAGCGGCAAGGTACGCATGAGTAATGGCAGTCGTTATATTGATTGCTGGGATGCAAAAGGGTACAGACTAGATCAGTACCTTAGTCACTAGTTTTAAGTCCAGCAAGCATGTTCTTTAGTTTACTGCTTTGCACACTTGCAGTAATCTTACCTGCAGGCTCATCACCTGCATCAACTACACCGCCACTGTCTTTGTTTTTAAGTTGATCATAGATACTACTACTCTGTTTCTTAAACTGTTGATATTCTTCATCCTCACCCAAGTCTCGGATGCGTAAACTTTCAATATCAAACTCTAAGTCAATCTTTTGACCAACGCCGCTACTACTTCTAGTTTTCATCAACTGTATCTGATAGCGTCCACGCTCGCGCATTGCACGACTTGTAAAGATACCAAACACATTATCCGCTGTGTTGATCTTACTAAGTCCGCCACTGATGTGCGAATGATCAAACTCTATTTCATCAACTGCACCTCTGTTTAACTGCGAGGCTGTTACAAACACACAGTCTAGTTCCTTAGCCAAGTTGCGTAGTTCCTCACTAACGTACTTGTCTTTAACAAATAGATCACTTGGGCTTACTTTAGCACTTACTGGCATAAGCAAATCCAAGTAATCAATCAGCAAGAAGTCTACTTGCCAGTTGTTCTTGATCTGTAGTTCTTTCAAGTATGCACGAATATCATTAACGTTACTCTGGGCAGGCATGTATTTGATTTGCAAGTTACCTGCTTTCTTGCCTGTCATCTTAACTTTCATCTCAACAGTATCCAAGTCTTTGAATACCTCTTTGGTACTTACATTTGTAAGCATGCTATCAATACGCATAGCACTTAGACCTTCGCTAAGTTCCAGTGTCAAATACACACCATTTAGTCCTTGTGTTACCCAGTTAACTGCTAGGTTCTGCATGAACAAACTCTTGCCTGATCCTGATCCACCTGCAAAAATATTAAGTTCTCCCTTGTTCATGCCACCAAACAGTTTACGATCCATAGCGGGCCAGCCTGTGCTGATCTGTCCGTTATTGTCTTTAAGAGCCAAAAGTCTTGCTCTAGGATCTTCAAAGTAATCTGTACCCATGTCTTTTGTAAGACTTATCTGCACTGCGTCTTTGATGATCTTTTCAACTGGTTCGTATTCGCCTTTCTCAAGCAGGTCTGCACTCTTGAGAATGGCTCTTTCTAGTTCCTGTCGCTTGGTGAATCCTTCAAACTCTACAAGGAACCAGTCGTTATGGCTTTCATTAATATCAGGCACAGGCTTTAGTTCTACACCTGTTACTGCTTGTACTTGTTGTGCAGTAGGCAATGCGCCATGTTCATCACTGTGTTCTTTTACAAACACTGCGGTATCATGTAAACTGCGATCAAAGTTATCTACATTATAGATGTTCTGCACACGCACAAAGTTCTGTGCATCATGTAACATCATTTCTAAAAATAACTTTTGTAAGTCTGCTGTATATTCTTTAGCCAAGGCGTTTCCTCATTAGATTAATTTTTAAACTCATTGTCTGCTTTGCATCAATGATACTCTTTAGTGTAAACAGTTTACCATAACGTATTACAGCATCGTTAATGTCTTTTACATCATTTTCCCATTCAGGAAAACTAACACTCCATCCATACTCCAGTGCATCGTCAATAAGACGTTGTCCTGCGCTGTCTCTGTCTGGTACTAGTATAACTTCTCTAGCAAGCGTGTCAATAATTTCTGCTTGTGTTTCACTGGCGTTGTTACTTAGTATGCCAACGCCGCCAATGCACATTGCATCTAATATACCTTCTGTTACAATCACAAACTTTGCATTAGGCAATTGATCGTCCATGCCATATACATAGCCTGTGTCATAACTATTGTGATACTTTGGCTTGCTGTTTTCATCTGTTGTTCTTGCAGTGTACCCAATTAGTTTCTTTTTATATGTGCAAGGAATAATAAAACGCTTCCACATACCTGCAGGCTTAGTATCACTGTATAGTAAACGTGTGCTGTCTAATCCACGTTGTGCTACATAGTCTTGTATATGCTGCGGAGCATCTGCTAATACCACTGTGTTATCAGGCAAAGGTCTGGGCTTAAATTTTATTTCAAACTTTTCTTCTTCAACACTGTCAACTACTACTGTGTCTTTAATACGCAGTGCTTCAATGTTAAGCATATTACGAGTATTTTCATCTACGTTTAGCCACGTTAGTAGTTTGCGCATTTTAAAACTGATGTGTCTGCCTGGTTGCCATCCTGTTTTAAAATTGCAATTAAAGCAGTGATAACTTATTGCTTCACCATTAGCAATAACACCGCCTCTGCTACGCTTGTCCATGCTTTCGCCATTGTGATGGCAGCACACAGCATTAAAGGAAATCCACCCATTGGTAGTACGCTTTTGCTTGCCGGGCAAACTATCTATAACTGCTTGTTGTATACTATTCATAACAGTTACATTATATGTTCTTTTGCAAAATCATGCAACCTAATTGTAAAATATTCATGTCCTGCTTCGTTGGGATGTCCACCACTAGCAAACAAATCTAAACGACTATCATCTTGCGCTGCACGTTTAAGAATACTGCCCATACTAGCCCCGTCTATAAAATAGTTGGGATATTGGGTAGTTTGATGTGCGCCTAATGCATTGAACTGTAGTATGGGCACTTCATGCGCTTTGCATATACTATTAACCAATAGTTTAGCATTGCAAGTGAACATATCGTGACTATTACTACTAGAATTCATAACCCATTCACGAGCACTTCTTGGCCATCCATGCTTATCTCCTGCAAAACCATTATGAGTCCATTTATCTTCTATACCATACCAGCTCATACGAGTTCGTTCTGTCCATGCTACACAAACAACAATTTTTTCATTGGGATTTCTAATTTTGATAAAATAGTCTGCTACTTGCTGTGCTATTGCAAAGTTGCTATTGGCAGGCTCTGCACGATTATCCCAGGTAGCGTCCAGGCTTTTTGCAAGTTGTCCTAGCCAAACATTGCTTTCTCTGTAACGAGTGTTTGCGTGGTGCCGATCCCAGGTATAACTTTCTGTGTCATTATGATACACATCTTCTAATTCTGGATCTATTAGCTCACTGCCGTAGGTGAAACTACAACCAAATCCAACTAACTTCAAGGTCTATATAATACTTGACTCAATGTTCCACTAGTAGTTGTACGCTTAAAACGCACTGCACTGTATACGCCAGTAAAGTTAACGTAGGCATTGTCAGTTTGTGCAGTGTATGTTTCTGTTGCTATAGTTGTAAAATCAGCATTTTGAATACTATTACTTGGATTAATTGAGCCCTGTATCTCCAGGGTGCCTGTGAACGCACTGCTAAAATAAACTTGTGCAGTGTGCTGTGCTGTGTTGCGATTTACATATGGTTTAATACTGATGGTGCTGCCAGTGTCACCACTAGCAAATGCTTCTGTTGTGCTTGCTAGGAATGTAGGATAAACACCATCTGCTACTTCTAGGACACCGTTTGCACTATAATTGTCGTCTGCATATGCTGGTGCAGTACGATCTTCACCGTCTGTTACTTTAAGTGCATAATTATAAAACTTTGCATCTAGGTTAAGCAAGTCACCTTGTGTAATGCTTGCTTCCATAATACCTTTGGCTTCGTTGACCACTGTAAGCGCACGTTCAAAATAAGCAACGTTATTTTCTTTGTCTAGCACAACAATATTTGCAGTCTTGCCAGACATGTTTACTCGCTTTTGATCACGGTTTTTAAATTCAATTCGTATATAGTTGTCAATACCTCTATATACTTTTACATTTGGTGTATAAAACATACTCATGAGGTTGCTTACTCCAGTATCAGTAATAACTGCGGTGTGTTTT